GCCGTGCACGCTCGGTGCGAATCCGGGAGCCCACAGCCTGCTCTCGCAGGCGAAGGCGCGCGGTGAACTCCAGCCGATCGACCTCGAGGTCGCGCGCGAACTCGAGCGATCCGCTCGCCGGCGCGCGCGCGACGAGGGTGGCTGGCGCGACGAGGATCGGCAGTTCGTCGCGATGGCGAAGCTGCTGTTCCCGCGCACGAAGTTCCGCGACCACCGCGAGGTCGAGGCCCCGTTCGAGGAGTTCCAGGAAGGGACGCTCCGGGGGTACGAGCCGCCGGTCGAGGAAAAGATCGACGCGGCCGAGTTCGCCCGGCTCGAGGGGAAGATCGACGCGCTGGCCGCCTCCGTCGCGGACGGGATGGTCGGCCTGGCCGCGATGCTCGAGGACGTCCGGACGATCGTCGAGGGCGGCGGGATCGCGGAGACGCTCGCGCTCGCCGAGGAAGAGAACCTCGCGAAGATCCGCGACGCTCAACCGCGACCGAAGTCGATTCTCCAGATCCTGCGCGACCGCGATCTGGCGAGCGAGGGAAGAGATCCGAAGCCCGAGGTGGTAGCCTCCGGCTGACCTGCGAACGAATCATCAGCCGCTCTTGGTCGGGCCGGCTGCGACACGGAAGGAAACGGCTCAAGGAGGCCGCGAGAGATGCCTACGCTGACAAAGGAACAGGAAGAGAAGCAGCGCGAGCAAGAGGTCATCGACCTGCTCAAGCAGGTCAACGGGCTCCTCGGCCCCGCCGGGTCGTTCAACGCGACGCTCGAGCGGATGAAGAACCTCGAGACGGCCATCGGGCCGCTCAAGGACCTCGACGTCCCGAAGATCCACGAGCGGATGGAGAAGCTGCACGCCGGCTACGAGAGCCTGGTGCGCACGATCCGCAGCTCGAAGGGCGGGCTCTACGTCTCCGGGATCGAGGACGTCAAGGACTTCTCGGTCCTCCGCGCGATGCTCGGCCGCAAGTACGGCGACGCTTCGAAGAAGTGGGCGAACGTCGGAGCGGAGCTGGAGTTCGAAATCATCCAGGCCGCGAGCCAGAAGCGCCGCGAGCAGTTCGCCAAGGCGAACATCACGATGGGCGACGACGTCTCCGCGGGCTCGTTCATCCCCGACCAGGTGATCCCCGACGTCATCGGTGCGATCTACACCGCGTCGGTCTTCATCTCGCTCGAGGGCGAGGGCCAGACGCGCGTTTCGCTGATCGACGGCCTCGTCGGCGGCAACGTGAAGATCCACAAGTTCGAGGGCGGGCTGGTCGCCGCCTGGATCGGCGAGGAGGACCCGTTCCCCGCGTCGAGCGTCAAGACCGGCACGGTCACGATGAACCCCCACAAGCTGGGGCTCTTCGTCGGGATCACCGAGGAGATGCGCCGCTTCGGCGGGTTCGGCTTCGAGGGCCTGCTGCGCCGGGACATGGTCCGCGCCGCGGCGAAGAAGATGGACTGGACGATCGCCTACGGCTACGCCTCCGAGAACGCGCCGCGCGGGATCGCCAAGACGAAGGGCATCAAGCTCTTCAGCGCGCTCAGCGGGAAGTACGAGACGTACGACCCCTCGACCACGAACCTCGCGAACACGACGAACTACCAGGCGGACTGGGCGTCGGGCGCCGTCTTCGGCTTCGACGGGATCGACAACGCGATCCTCGCGCTCGAGGAGGACGACATCGTCCTCGACGAGTCCTTCGCGATCGTCTCCGGCCCGCGCTACTTCAAGCGCCTGAAGCAGCTCAAGGCCGAGCAGTTCTCCGGCCAGGTCACGGCCGGCGGACCGAACATTCCCTACCTGATTGGCGCTCCGATGATCCCCGACGCTCGCCTCCAGGACATCATCGGGCCGTTCGGCAAGTCGACGCAGATCAAGAAGGGCCTCGCCGGCGCGTCCGTCGGCGCCCCGACGACGGCGACCTCGCCGACCGGCGACGTCTGCGAAGACGTGTTCCTGGGCAACTTCTCCGACGTGGTCGTCGGCCGCTGGGCCGGGATCGAGATCACGGACGACGAGGGGCGCGGGACCGGGTTCGCGACGGACGTCGTGAACATGAAGCTCCGCCTGCTCGCCGACGTCACGCACCGCCAGCCGCGCACGATGGTCCTGGTGCCCGACGCCAAGGTCACCTGATCCAGGGCGAGCCCGAGCAGAGCAGAACCAACCGCTAAGAACGAACAGAGGGACTTCGATGGGACTCCGAGAGAACCGCTTCTACCAGCACAGCAAGCCCGGGATCGCCCTGGCGACGCAGTCGATCTCGAACACGACCGTCAACGGGGCGGCGATCCTCGAGCCGTGGTCGATCGGCCGGCAGCTCGTGATCACGCTCGTCGGCGGAGCGATCGCGGCCGGCGGCACGAACGCGTGCACGGTCCAGGGCCTCAAGCGGTCCGACGGCACGACCTGGGAGGCGCTGAAGCAGAAGGACGGGACGACCGACCTGATCTTCACGGCCTCGAAACTCCAGGACACGGCCCAGCTCGAGAACGGCGTCGTCCGCGGGTGCATCCCGCTCGACCGCGTCAAGGGCTCCGTCTACAAGTCGATCCGGATCTCGTTCGCGGTCACGGGCGCCTTCGCGACGCTCGTCGGCGCGAGCTACGAGATCGTCGACCTCCACGAGATGGACGAGGTCGCGACGGACGACCTGTTCAGCAAGCTCCACTGATCCTTCCTCCCTGCGCCACGAAGGGCCCGCCGGCGCCGAGTCACGGCGGCACCGGCGGGCCCGCCTATTTCGACCAATGACCGACGGCCCGAGGAATCCCGCGCAGACGACGCCGCCCCCGCGCGGCTCGCCGAAGGAGCCGCAGCGCTTGCGGCTCCGCTTCCGTCGATCTGCCGTCCGCCTCAAGTTCCGTCCGCGCGAGAGGGCTGCCTAGCCGATGGACTCGCCGCAGCCGCGCCTGATCCTCGTCGTCGGGGCCCGCAACGTCTCCGAGGTCGCGGTCGTCGACGCGCTCGGCAACCCGGAGAACCTGACCGGGGCCGACCGCGCGTCGTTCCGGGCCAAGGAGTCGATCTCCGACGCCGACGCCGCCTCGGTCGTCTCGCTCGACACGACGGTGGGCGGGCTGACGATCGACGTCTCCGGTTCGCGGCTCGTCCTCGCCCCCACGCAGCTCCAGGCCGACGCCTGGCGCCCGGGGGTCTACCTCGGCGAGTTTCGGGTCCGCTTCGGCTCGGACCTCGACTGGCGCGTCATGGAGCGTCTCGAGGTCGAGGTACTGCGCGAGGTGGCCCCGAAGGTCTAGCCCGATGATCACCGACGCCGAACTCCGCGCGCAGATCCGACTGCCGCCAGACCAGGACGACGAGCTCCAGCTGCTTCGCGCGGAGGTCGTCGCGCTCTGGGAGCGCGAGACCGGCTTCCTCTGGGACCGGCGTGTCGACTACGTCCAGCTCTTCACGGTCGCGAACGAGACGCATGTCCGGCTCCCGCTCGAGCTGCGGCCGGTCGAGGCGGTCGCGCTCGTCGAGCAGCGGGGCGCGGGCGACGCGGCCTGGGTCGCGATGGGGACGTCGGAGTGGCTCCTCGACAGCGACTGCGTCGAGAGCCTCGTCGGACCGTTCCAGCGCCGCGTCCGGGTCAAGTACACGGGCGGGCACGTCGCGCGGATCCCAACGCCGCCACCGACGCCCGCGCAAACGGTGACGCCCGGGGACGTGCGGCGCGCGTTGTTGCTCCAGGCCGCGTTCATCCGCGCGCGGACGGGGCAGGAGAAAATCGCGATCAAGAGCCAGGCTGTCGAGCGCTCCGGATCGACGGTGTACGAGGACGCGGACTGCCACCCCTACTTCGAGCGGCTCGCGAAGCTGCGCTGCCGGAAGTTCTGATGGCCGAGCCGCTCGTTTCGATCACGCTGGACCCGGCGTCGCGCAAGACGCTGGAGCGACTCAAGTTCCGATGGGGCTCGAAGTCGGTCGGGGCGGAAGCGGAACGGTTCTTCGGCAAGGAGGCACTGCGCGTCGCCGGCCGCGTCTCGCGCTCCATGAGCGCGGGCGGGAAGCTCAAGCGGCGGACTGGCCTGCTCGCGAAGTCTGTCACGGGCGTGGCGTTGCGGGTGGGGGGGGCGCCGGCGATCCGCATCGGGATCTTCCAAGGGCCGGCCCTCAAGTACGCGGCCGTCCAGGAGTATGGGACGACGGGCAAGGGCGGGACGATCCCGACGATCCGGCCGGGACGAAACCTCAGCCGCAAAACGGGGCGTCCGACGAGGGCGCTCTCCGTTCCCACGGACGAGGCCAAGACCGAGGCTGGGGTCGGACGGGTGGTGTCTCCCGTCGACTACAAGGAGCCTCTCGATTTCGTTCCGGTGAACCGCGGGAAACTCGTCGGGCTGCTCGTCACGCACCGGAGCATGCTTCAGGCGATCAAGCGTCGCCTGAAGAGCGGGAAAGATCAGACCTCGGGCGACCTGAAGGTGATCTTTCTCCTCCTCCGTCTCGTCGACATCGCGCCGAAGCACTACCTCCGCGACGGCATGGCCGCGGCCCTGCCAGAGACTGGCCGGCGGCTCGCCGAGCACCTCGCGCGCTACCTGGGGGGCCAGTAGTGGGCGATCGGGCGAACCTCATGCTTGCGCTGCTCGAGGAGGCGCGGAAGGTCCGCGGCGGGCGCTACTGGGTCAAGCGCGGCTACGCGACCTGGGCCGCGTTCCCGTTCGCGAACCACCCGCACGCAATGACGATCGCGCTCGCGCAGGAGGACTTGCTCCCCTCGCCCGGCCGCGAGCGCCCGCTGGGCGAGATGCGCGGGACGCTGGTCTTCGAGGTCGCGGCTCGGACGCCGACCGGGGACGAGGACCCCGGCATCGACGACGGGCTGCTCGAGGAGTTCAAGGACGACGTGGTCGAGGTGCTCGGGAACCTGCTCCTCCGGGTGCAGGACGGCTATCCGCTCTCGTTCGGGGTGATCCCTGGCGACGCGGACGCCTCCGAGTGGCACGACGCGGACGAGGGAACCCAGGGCGTCACGGCCCGGGTTGTGGTGTCGTTCTGAGGACGATAGGTTTCGAGGTGTTCAAGAGCCCTTGGTCGGGCGGCTGAAAACGGACGGATAGCCCCAAGGAGGGGCGCGAGAGATGGTCACAGGCTTCCAGGACTACTGGATCGCGGGAACCCGCTTCTACTACCGGCGCGACCCGATCGCGGCCGTCGAGCAGCCGCTCGTCGACCTCGGGATCATCAAGACGCTCGCGCCGTCGATCACCCCGACCGCGGTCGAGCTGTACGACCCCGACGGCGGAGTGAAGTCGCTCGCGGACCGGCGGACGACGCAGATCAAGGAGAGCTACGACGTCACCTGCGCGAACCTGAGCCTGCAGAACCTCGCGCTCGCCTTCATGGCGAATCCGCCGACGAGCTTCTCGCAGAGCGCGGCCGAGGTGACGGTGTCGCACTGGGCGACGCCGGACGGCCTGATCAAGCTCAAGGACGCGAACGGGATCTTCGTCGGCGGCCTCGCGGCCATCGGCGGGGTCTACACGACCGGCGCGACGATCGCGACGCTGACCGTGACCGCGATCACGATCCCGAGCACGGGCAGCGTGTTCACGGTCTCGAGCGACCCGACCGCGATCGCCGGCCTCGCGCCCGGCAAGGTGTTCATCCTGAACCGCCTGGGCCTCGCGAACGTCGCGAACTCCCGGACCTACACTGTCGCGGCGAGATCGGCGACGACGATCACGACCGTGGAGGTCGCGTCGACGGCCGAAACCGCGATCACGGGCCAGCTCTCCTACGCCTCGGCCGGAACGATCTACCTGCAGGGCGCCGACTGGACGCCGTACTCGAAGGACAGAGGGATCGTGAAGATCGTCTCCGGCGGCGCTATCGCCGCCGCGGCGAACGTCTCGATCGTCTACTCGACCGGCGCGCTCTCCGGGCTCCGCCTGGTCAACCCGCAGACGCTCGGCGACACGACCGGCGACGGTTTCTTCTTCTTCTCGCGGACCAAATTCGCAGAGGAGACGATGCGCGAGTTCCGATGCCAGATCTCGCCCAATGCTTTCAACCTGGCGGACGGCGACTTCTCGGACCTGGTCCTGACGGTCTCCGTCCTCTCCGACCTCACCGCGGCCGTGCCCGCCGGGCGCCTCCTGCACACGAAGGGCGCCGTCCCCACGCGGGCCTGATCCTCGGCGACCTAACGGGGCCGCCCGCGCTCTCGGGCCTCGGGGTGGGCGGCCTCGCCTCAACCCCGGGGCCGAGGAGCGTGGTAGTTGGCGAAGGCGAAGGAAACGAGCGTCTCGAGGAGGATCTTCCCCGGGCGCGTGGTCGAGTTCGAGGAAGGCGCCGTCGAGTTCAAGGTGCGCGTGTACCCACCTGGGTTCCAGCACTTCGAGCTCTTCAGCACGCGGATAGCCGCGGCGGTCGGGCTGATCGCGAACATGGACCTGCGGGGCGCCACGACGGGCTCGGGCGCGCAGGACTTCGCCAAGCGCGTGATCCAGCAGGTCGGACCGATCGTCCTCTCGGATCTGCTCGGGCTTGTCCGCGAGTGCTGCGTGGTCGAGATCGACGGGCACCCCGAGGCGACGCTCGACGACCTGCCGCACTGGCACCTGGCGTCCGTCGTCGAGGCGTGGATCGAAGAGAGCTTCCTGGAGGAGCGCAAATGGCGCCCTTGGCTGGGGGCGCTGGAGAGGCTGATCTCGAAGGCCACGGGACAGCCGTTTTCGATCTCGGAGACGCTCTCCAGTCGCTCGTCTTCTCCGGCCACGCCTACGCTGACATCGTCGGACGCGAGCGACCCGGATGGCCCTATCGAGGCTGGAGTCTCCCCGAGCTCTGGCTCTGGATCGGAAAGTCCCAGCGCATGAAGGCGAAGCTCATGGCCGACAGCGCCGCAATCCTGAGCGGGGCGATCGCGGCCTCGTTCGACCAGAAGGCAAATCGGGAGTTCTCGAAGGCGATCGCGGCCATGCGTCGCGTCGGC